CGCAGGAATACGGGGAGGCACGCCCCATCCCACGAATGTTGCTGAGTGACGCCGCATAGCGGGTGTAGGCTCTCACGCTTGTAAGCTCCATTCGTCCCGCTCGCCTTGACGGTGGGTTGGTCGCCACCATCTCCGTGTTAGTACCCAGACCGATGCACACACTCCTAAACTGGCTAGAGTGTGTGTCCATAGCCCGAGAAACAGTCGGCCAGGACTGCTGAAAAGGGTGATTGGGCGCCGAGGTTGGAGCTAGTGGGTTGTGACAACTGAGGCGTTGTTGGGTGTGCAATCGGGACCAATTCAGTCCGAAACCCAACAGCCTGAAAAGGCAGGGCTACCCAGCGGGGGTACCCGACATACGGCGACGGGCCAGAGTTCCCAGCAGCGCGGACCGACTGTTATCTACGTCTTACCACAGGCGGAGGATGATAACTTGGACGGTGCGGTGGCTAGGGTTCTGCGGGCGAGAGAACAGGCGTATCGCTGGTGATTGGCGTTAGTACCTGGAAGCGGGCAGTGGTTCAAGCCCCACGCGCTATCTCTGGTGTTCTCTCGTTCGGGCACGTCGGTGGACGCCACAGGTGTTGAAAGACACTAGTGCTGGTCAATGTTGTCGTATGTGTAACACTACATTCAGTGGGTGTTATGAACCGCGGGGCAAACGGGCAGCGGGGTGTTCCAGGGAGCACTACCGTTCACGAGCCGCGTTTGTGGGGCCTCACACGCCACCGGCCGGTCCTTAGGGGCTGAGCGAACCAGGCAATTCCCAGCCTGGGGAGGAACCAATTGGGTGGGGAGCGGTTTGAGTCCGTGAGAAACGTGTGGCCTGGTGAGCGGTTCGAGTCCGTGTGCCACCTTCGGGGCGGTTGCCGAAGGGGACATCTACGGGGCAGCTACTGTCCAAAATACAGCAGCCAGGCTGGTATCCGAAACTACCACGCAATCAACAACATGGCGTCAAGGCACGCTCACGCAGAGACCACATCTGCAGATGAAAATGGTGGTTTGTTCAGGGTCGACACATCGAACCCTTCTGTTAGAGTCAGGATGCCGGGCCAGGCCGCCCGTGCATTAAAAACAAGGCCGGTGCCTGTGGTACCGCGCTCTTTCGACCTTTTTCCTCGTATGTTCGAATACGAGGCGGCACAGTCAACTGCAATGTTAGAGTTGACGGAGTGGTTGGGTTCTCTCCCCGGAGTTCCCACCGCCGCGTGCCGAAGGTCTGTCAGGGACGTGGTAACTGTAGGGGAGTCGACTTCGGGCTTGACCATCTGGAAGGATGCTCTGACCTGGAATCACGCTGATCCTCCCCCGAAACAGCGCCAGCCTGGCAATACGCCTACGGTGGGTCTTTTCAAGCTCGGTAAAAAGATCTTGAAAGACTATGTAGTGAGGTCACCACTTGGAGTCCTGCCCACGGAGGAGGGTTGGAGGACAGGTGAGCCAGACAGATTCAGTTACGTGGATTTGTTTTGGAAACCTACTCACATACGCGAGGGCTATTTCCCCCTTCGCAACACCGGAAGCAAGGCCGAATGTTCCGAAGTAGTCGATCGGAACTTGCATTGGGTTGCTCCTAAGCAATCCGCTATCGAAAGCCTCGGCAGGCTGGTTGATAGTAAGACTCCGGGCATCAGGAAAGTGTCCGAGGCACCGGCAGGTGCCAGACTCCGGCGACGTGCGCGCTGGGTTCTCTCTTTGAACCCAGACAAGCAGAGGCGTTACCTAGGAGCCATTCTCAAGGGTAGTTGGACACCAGACCTCACCCAAGAGTTTGCGCACCCAAGGTTTGCCCAGCTTGTAGCAGCGCGCGAAGGCGGTTTGAAGTTCCTGGGGGGCGGAACAGTCGAAATCCCTGCTGTCGAGGGTAAGGAGTGCAAGACGTTGAGTTACGTCAATGCCATTCACGATGGGGTAGTGTTCAGACTATTCCCCGAACTCCTTGCCAAATTGTCGTTGTATGCCACTTTCCGTGCCAGAGGGGCGACCTTGGTCGCTGCCTTACGTACCAGAGCCACGGAATGGTGTAAGTTGGAGAAATTGCCTGCCGAGCTGGCCGCTGAAACTGTGGCCCCTACGGTAGCTATCGCCTTGTCCCCATCAGCACAGGAAAAGGCGGGAACAGCAATTCTCCGAACAACGACCGACAGCAGTGGGGCGTCCCCTGAGGCTGAGGGTTGGTGGAATGCTGCTCCTTAGGACGGCCCGGTTTGTTTGCGAGGTGTCTGTCGCGGTGTGCCTGAACTGCCACTGCGTGAAGGCGCCTACCTAGAGCACAAGCAGGACCTGGGCTGTCATAAGGAGAGCAGGAAAATGTACACAGTGTGGGCCGCAGGCAATATAGAGGGTTGTTGGGTGCCCTCTGTCCACACGAATTGCAACCACAATGAGACGCATGCCCTACTCAAGCGTTCTCTGGCTCCCACCCCCTGCGCCGACAAAACTGAGCGAATCCCCGTACTTAAGTGGTTCCGAAAACTGAGGTACGTAGCAAAACGTTTTGGCGGTGAGAGATGGAGTCACCTGGAAACGGCGCAATCTTATACAGGGTTGTTGCGCCGCAGATACCTCGAGGCGGAAAGGTCGTTACGCGAAGACGGTCCGATTACCAGGTCGGATAGTAAATTGGCTGCCTTTCTGAAAGCTGAGAAGTTTGGTGCTGCTAAGTATGGGAAACCTAGGATGATATTTCCCAGATCACCTAGGTATAACTTGCAGCTCGCTTCCTGGCTGAAACCGTTTGAGCACTGGCTTTGGGGATACCTAACAGCTAAACGGTTCTTCGGGGGTTCGAATACCAGGATTGTGGCGAAGGGGCTGAATATGACGCAACGCGCGAACCTCATTGTTCGTAAATTCAAATCCTTTGCGGATTGCGTCGTGTTCGAGGTAGACGGGGCTGCCTTTGAGGCGCACGTGGATGTTTGGCAGTTGAAAAAGGAACATGAAGTATACTTGGCAGCATACGGATCGGACCCCGAGTTAGCGGCAACGCTGGCTCGTCAACTGGTTAACGAAGGGACGACACCGGGGGGTGTCAAATTCTCGCGAGCAGGTGGTAGGGCAAGTGGGGACTTTAACACTGGCATGGGTAACACTCTCATCATGTCAGCGGTGGTTGTCGCGGTGCTTAAGCACCTCAATGTACCTTTCGACGTCCTGGTCGATGGCGACAATGCGCTAGTCTTCATGCCCCAGAGTGTTTCGGCTCGTGTAGTTGAGTGTTTTGCCCCCCTGGCCCTTCGGATCTCGGGCCATGAAATGGTCCTCGAAAATCCCGTAAACCATATTGAAGGTATTCGGTTTGGGCAGTCGGCCCCTGTGCAGGTCCAAAAGGACAAGTGGACAATGGTACGTGATTGGAGGAAAGTCGTTAGCCAGATGACTTCTAATCACGCTAACCTAGTACAACCCAAGTTCTGCCTACCCTATCTGAGGGGGGTGGGGTTTTGTGAGTTGTCCCTGCACAAGGGTGTTCCGGTTTCTCAAAACCTAGCCCGTCGTCTCGTGCATGTCACGGAAGGCGCAAAAGCGGTAGGAGCTCACTTCTACCGAGAATATGAGGCTATGGGTGTTGGGATTGGTAGCGCATATGAAGCCCGTTTCAGTGAACCTAGCAGCGTGGCTAGGCAAAGCTTCTACCTCGCCTTCGGGTTGGACCCCGAAGAGCAAATAGAAGTGGAGAGGCGCCTCGACAACGCGGTAATTAACGTGGAACGTTGGGACCCCGAGGATTCTCCATGGAAATTTGGTAGTTATGCTTGTGCCAGGCCTGGTCTCGCAGAGGGTTGGTTTGATGAACCAGACAGAGGGGGTCCACTCCCTGGCGTTGGTTTGGGAACTTAGACTAACCTATCGCTGTTCACTTGTGTGCAGCCGTGTAAACGAAGTGCGGTGGGAGCGGGGAAAGGTCACTTGGATAACTGGAGAAAGGACAGCTGCAAGGGAGAGTATCTAGAGATACCCGTTAGGCCCTTGTAAAATTTCAGCGCAAGTCCACAGTTCCCAGAACCCGGGTGATGGGGTCGGGCGTCAGCACAAGAGTTCTAGCGAACCATTTAGTGTGCGAAAGGTTCCTGCCCCGTAGTATACCGAAACTCAATGGTTCGGTGAACAGGTCATCCTTCGGGTCGCGACACACCGTGTGTCCCTACGGTCGATTGTGAGCTGGTGCATAAATCCTTGCCAGCGTAGGGCGCCGAAGAAAAGCGGCACGTGTCGTCCGGAGTTTGGTGGGTCTGAAGACAGTCCGTCGGAGTGACAGGATCTGGTCTGTGGTAATTGCGAGCTGGTGCGTAAATCCTTGCCAGCACAGACAGCGTGGTCCCATGTCTCCCGGGGCACCATTCCCAACCGTAGGTTGGGCTATGGGAGATGGTTGGTTAAGAGCCAGACCGTAAGGGGTCAGTTCGGTTGTGCTCAGAGTCCGGCAGTGGTAACATCCTCCTAAGTACGCAAGTACCTCTAGTGGTGCGCTTCCTGGTAAGTCCGTGAATCTGGCTACGGTGTCGCCTTGGTTGAGGCGTGGCACTCGGTGGGTTACATCTTGGTAAGTGCGTCCAGTCTAGGCTGCCTAAGACGCCCCAGGTCTCCCACCTTATCCATGGTTGCCGCCATGGTCCGTTCTGGCGTTGAGAAGGTTAACCGTCGCAGAAAGCTATTGCTTAGGCAATGCGGAGTCTCCTAACCAGGTGCTGGTACGTGGCCGGCCTGGGCCCAAGTTCATTGTTCCATGTAGGAGCGAGTAGGTAGAAAGCGCGGGCTATCGGGTTTTTCCTAAACCTGAACCGCCAAACCGTAGCGTTCGTGAAAGCGG